AAGATTTATGCAAAAATAAATAATGGTTCAGGTGACAGAAAAATAGTAGGAGCCGCAGCTAACCAAAAATATACATGGTTTGGTGGACATAAATTAATAGGAACATAATATGGCATTTGCAACGATAGACGTAACAAAAGGAATCACAGGAACTACTCCCGTAACACAAGGGGGCACAGGTTTAACAGCAGGAACTACAGACCAGTTTTTAAAATTTACTGGTACAACGACTTTAGCTAGTGCAGCAGATAATTCTGGTTTAACATTATTACAAACAGTTACAGCTAGTAGTAGTGCTACTGTAGACATTGCAGGAAACTTTTCATCAACTTATGATAATTATATTATTTATTTTAATAATGTTAGATGTTCTAACGCACCAGAATATTTTGGTGCAAGAATATTAACACCTTCTGGAAGTGGAACATATTGGGCAGGAAGTACTAGTTATGGAACTGTTAAAATAGCAAGAAGAATTACAGGAGATGGTACTAGCACTGATGAAAGCACAGGTGACTCACAATATAATAGAATACCTTTAACAGTATCATCTTTAGAAAATAATGGAGATTGGGATCTTAGAGGATATGTAAATATTCCTTATCCATTAACTTCTTCATACAAATATGTAGAATTTATGGTTTTAGCCGGTTGTCCAGATGATAGTGCTTTAATGACTTACAGCACAGGTGCAGCTAATTTATATAAAAATGACAATTTAACTGGAATACAATTTTTACCAGAAACAGGAACTATTAGTGCAGGAACTTTTAAACTTTATGGGATCGCAAAATAATGGTAAGATATCACGCAACATCAGAGGGTAACATTCCTTTTACAGCAGAGGAGGAAGCAGCAAGAGATGCAGAAGAAAAAGCATTTGAAATTGATTTACCTAATAGAAAACTAGCTAGAATAAGAAAAATAAGAAACGAAAAATTAGCTGAAACAGATTTTTATGCTTTAGGAGACCAAACTATGTCTGATGCAATGAAAACATATCGTAAAAACTTAAGAGACATAACAACAAATTATAGTCAATCAGATTATGACGCTTTACTTAATCGTGAGTCAGATAAAACTGATCCAAACTATGCACAATTAACACATACAGTATGGAGTAAACCGTAATGGCATATATTGGACCAGGATTAGCATTTGGCGCGTTCGAGAAGCTCGATGATATTAGCTCAGGATTTAACGGATCCGCTACTGATTTCACTCTTCAAGTAGGTGGAAGCACCGTGGAGATGGCATCATTGAACCAGTTAATTATTTCTATATCAGGGGTTATTCAGGAGCCTAACAGCGCATTTACTTTTGGATCAACTAGATCTAGTATTGCCTTTACAGCACCACCTGCAGGTTCAGATACGTTCTTTGGAATTTTGCTTGGTAACTCATTTGACGCTGGTACTCCAGCTGATTCTAGTATATCATATGATAAGTTAACAACAATCAACGGTGTGTATAGAAACGTACAGACCTTGACACAGAATTTAACGCTAGCAGCAAGTGATAATGCACTTGTAGCTGGTCCATTCACGGTACAGTCTGGTAAAACTTTAACCGTACCATCAGGAGCAACGTTTGTAATAGTATGAGTAAGATTGAAACAAATACAATAGACAATATATCAGGAAGTAGTGCTCTTCAAATAGGTGATACTAATACAGCTACTATAGGTTTAGGTAAATCAGGCGACACAATAACAATACCTTCAGGTGCAACTATTGTAAATTCTGGAACAGCAACAAATTTTGGAGATACAAACTATTTTTCAACAACAGGATTTAGTGCTTATATTGATGCTACACAATCAGTAAGTTCAGCAACGGAAAGTACATGTACATTTAATACTGAACGATTTGATATGGGAAACAACTTTAATACTTCTACTTATATTTATGAAACACCTAGTGCTGGAAAATATTTTTTTCAATATGGGCTTATGCTTAAAGGTAATAGTGATACTGTATTATTGGCAGCCAATGTATCATTAAAGAAAGATGATGGAGCTGGAAACTTTTCTTCAAATCAAGATTGGGAAAATAATTTTTCAGCTAATTATATTAATAAATATACTTCAGCGGCATCATATATAGTAGATTGTGAAGCAAATAGAAAATGGAAAGTAAATGTTTATATAAGCACAACATCAGGTACTCCTAGTGTTCAAGGTACAATAACTAATTCTTATTTTGCAGGTTGGAGGATAGCATAATGGTATCACAAATTAAAGTAAACGAAATCATCAAGCAATCTGGATCGACAATCACAATTGGCGAGTCAGGTGACACCATCAGTATTCCTTCCGGAGCAACACTAAATAGCGCGGGTACAAATACATTAACTGGTATTTCTAATACTCCAGCTTTTGCTGCTTACTTAGCTAATGATTCAGACCAATCTATTTCTGATTCTACTACAACTAAAATACAATTTGAGGCAGAGAGATTTGATACAGCAGGAGCATATGATACGTCAAATTATAGGTTTACCTGTCCAACAGGTCAGGCTGGGAAATATTATATTGTTGTAAAAGCTAAATGTGGTTCTTCTCAACAAAATGATATTGTAGGAGTTTTTGTTCATATTTACAAAAATGGAAGTTCATATCATAGTGTTGGAATGACAGGAGCTGGTTTTATTTCTGGAACTAAATATCCTATATTAGGAATAGGTGTACTTTGTTCTTCAGTTTTAGAGTTAGCAGAAGGAGATTACATAGAAGGTTATGGATATATTAAAACCAATGGTGCTGGTACGCCTAAATTTCAAGAAGGAGATGATGCGTCAACATATATGGAAGGGTTTAAGTTAATAGGATAATATATGAGCAGTGAAATAAAAGCAGATAAGTGGTCACCAGCGTCAGGTACCGCTGGTACAATTGGCGATTCAGGTGATACATATACCGTACCGTCAGGTGTTACTTTAGCAGTAGCTTCTGGAGCAACAATTACAAACAGTGGCACTGCTACGGGTTTTGCACCTTCTGTTACACCAGATAATTTACAATATTTTTCTTTAGGTAGTAATGCAACACTGAGTTCTGGAGCAGCAACAACAATATCGGGTTGGGGTACTCCATCTTTAGCTGCTGATTTAATTTATAATTATGGAACACAATATGTTACTCATTCTTCAGGTGTATTTAGTTTTTCAACTGAAGGATATTATCATGTAGCTTTTAGACCTAGTGGAAGCACTGCTGGATCAAGTGATAGTAGTGCTTATATAAATATTACAACTAACAATTCTGCTTATTCTGATGCTGTAGATGCAAATTTTTCAAAAAGCACAGGTGCGGGTTTTAATATTTACATGGATGGAATTTTTAAAATTACCGATACTTCAAATCACAAACTGACTACTTCAATTTATGCAGCTACAAACGATGTTACCGTAGCTGGAAACACAACCAGATTAAGAACTTATATAAGATTTCAAAGAATAGGAACAGCATCATAATGGCACTTACTAGACTAGGACCGAATCAAGCAGTAAATTTAGCGAGCAATGTTACAGGTACACTGCCTGCTGCCAACGGTGGCACAGGTGCTACTAGTTATAGCCCTGGAAAAATTGGTCAAGTAATCCAAACAATTTTTTCAACAGATACAGATTTTGCAACTAGCAGTTTTACTGATATAACTGGTGGAGGAAACACACTAGCAGCTACTATTACACCAAGTGCAGCTACTTCAAAAGTTTTAGTTACATATATTACTCAAGCTAACATGGGTAATAATAAAGGATATAAAACTCAATTAGAACGAGCAATAAGTGGTGGAGCAACAACAAATGTTTTTACTATACCTAACCAAAAAGATACTTACGGAGATGGAGATACACACCAACAAAGAAGTTCTGTACAATATTTAGACTCGCCAAGTACAACTTCAGCAACAACTTATACTGTAATGATAGCCACAGATGGAGCAGGGACTGTTACTATAGCAAATGGTGGTTCACAATGTATGATTACCTTAATGGAGGTATTGGCATGAGTAATGTTAAACCAACAGTAGGAGAAGCAATTAAAGCTATTAATGTTAATGCAGAATTTGTTACACCTAATGATACTTCTAAATTAGATGATATTGTTTGGTTAAATAGCACTACACCAATAGCCAAAGAAGATATTATAACAAAATATAATGAATTAGTTACCGCATGGGAAAATAAACTCTAATGACTTTCGCTGCCGCATCATTCGGTGAGCGTGCCTTTTCCGAAGACGTTTTTCAACATACCTTTGTAACACCAACAGGTGTTGCAGGCACTTTTTCTTTAGGAACAGCCACTGTAACAGGCACAGCTCTTGTTACACCTAGTGGTGTTCAAGCAACATTTTCTGTAGGATCTGTCACTGTTAGTGTAGTCACTGAAGTTCCAGTCACTGGACTGGCTATGACTTCTAGCGTTGGATCGGTAACCGTCACTGGTACGGCTGTAGTTACACCTTCTGGTTTAACTATTACCTCGTCCCTTGGCACGGTAACTGTTTCAGGTTCTGCTATTGTAGAACCAACTGGAGTTGCAGCAACCTTTAGTGTAGGCGATGTAAGTGTTAGTGGTACAGCTGAAGTATCACCAACTGGAGTTTCCTCGACATTTAGCGTTGGAGATGTTACATTAGAATCTAGGTATTTTCCTACTGGTGTTCAAGCAACTTTTGGTCTTGGCACCGTTACTGTTACTGGATCTGCAGTTGTAATACCAACTGGTGTTGCAATAACTACTCAAGTAGGAGACCCTAAACTAACAATCTGGAATGGTGTAGATGATTCCAGTGCAAACACATGGACTGTCGTTCCAACAGGATAAGGAGATAATATGGCTGATTCGACAATATTAAATTTAGACCTCCAGACCACTGGTGCAAACGCTGGTACATGGGGTAGCAAAACAAACGATAATTTAGAAAAAATAGAAAATGCAATTAAGGGGTATACATCTGTATCTATTACAGGTACATCCCAGGCGTTAACTGTTGCTAGTGGTGGTACAGGTGACCAACAAAGCAGAGCAGTTTTAAATTTAACAGGAACACTTGGTGGTGCAACAGCACTAACTTGTGAAGCAAATCCTAACTGGTATGTAATAAAAGATTCAACAACAAGAGCTGGTAATTCACTTACTTTTGGTCCTGCTGGTGGAACAGCAGTGACACTAACTAATACTTGTTTACATTTTATTTATACTGATGGATCCGTTGCTTATCATATTCCCGAAAATTTACCTAACATGTCATTATCCGGCACATTAAGTGTTGCGGGGGATGTATCATTAGATGGTGGTGCATTTGTATTTAACCAAGCTGGTGCAGATAGAGATGCAGTATTTGAAGGAGATACAGATACAACTCTTTTACAAACTGATGCAAGCACAGATCGTGTCGGTGTCGGTGTTGCAGCACCTAATGGTAAACTACATGTTAAACAATCGTCAGCTACAGGTGCACAACCTGTTATTGAAATTGAACAGTTAGACCAAGATTATGCATTTATTAACTATGTAGGCACATCAGCGACTGATGGCACAAAAAGTTTATCTTCATCTTCTGCTACTGCTGGAAGTAAAGCAGGAGCAATAAGGGTAAGAATTAACGGTACTGAGCGTTGGATTAGATTTTACGATAGCGCTGTATAGGAGACTAAATGACGCTAATTAAAGTTCAGGTAGCACCAGGAATAGATAAACAAGATACTGAATACGGCGCTGAAGGGCGTTGGATAGATTGTGATAATGTTCGTTTTCGTTACGGACTTCCAGAAAAAATAGGTGGGTGGTCTAAAGTATCTACGAGTGCTTTAGTAGGTGCAGCACGTGGTATTATAACTTGGTTTTCTTTAGATGGAGATCAATACGCAATTACTGGAACAAATAAAAAGCTTTACGCCTATCAAAATCAAGCATGGTATGACATCACACCAATAAGAGAAAGTGGTGCATCAATAACTAATTTTACAACTACTTCTGGATCTACATCGGTTACCGTAACAGACGCTAGTCATGGTGCTATAGAAGGTGACTTTGTTACTATATCTAGTGTGTCAGGCACAGCTAACGGTATTACAGCTGGTAATTTAGAAGGTGAATTTGAAATACAATCAGTCACTGATACCAATAATTATGTCATAATTGCAAAAGCTGCGGCTAGTGGTGCTGGTGCTAGTGGTGTCACAGGTACAGCAGAATATCAAATTAATACTAACCCTGCTTTTTCTATTCAAGGTTATGGATGGGGTGCAGGTACATGGGGATTATCTACATGGGGTACAACAAGAGCTGGTCTTGCAGCACCAGACTCAGTACAGTTAGACTCAGGTAAATGGTCCTTGGACAACTGGGGTGAAGATGTTTTATGCCAGCAACTTAATGGTGGTTTATATTACTGGGATACTTCTGCAAGCACTTCAACAGTTCAACGTGCAGTTAGTTCCACAGTATCAAATGCACCTACATCTAGTAGGTTTGTATTAGTTTCTGGTACAGATAGACATGTAATTTGTTTTGGTACAGAAACAACCATAGGGTCTGCATCAACTAGAGATGATATGTTTATACGTTGGTCTGACCAAGAAAACTTAAATGAATGGGCACCTACTGCTACAAACACTGCAGGTTCACAAAGATTAACAGATGGATCAAAACTTGTTACAGCTAAACGTTCACGTGGTGCTGTATTAATTTGGTCTGATACTGCATTATATCAAATGTCTTTAATTGGAGCTCCATTTGTTTTTGGTTTTCAACAATTAGGTTCTGCTTGTGGATGTGTAGGATTACACGCAGCTGTTGAATCTAATGGTAGATCATTCTGGATGGGTATAGATTCTTTCTTTGCATTTGATGGTTCGGTGCAAAAAATACCTTGCAGCGTAGAAGATTACGTATTTAAAGATATAAGTGAAGCATCTCAAAAAGACACATTTGCAGGATTAAATACAGAATTTAATGAGGTAACATGGTTTTATTGTTCAAGTGGTTCTAATGTTATTGATCGTTGCGTTACTTATAATTACCAAGAAAACGTTTGGAGTGTTGGCAGTTTAGCTCGTTCTTCATGGTCTGATAAAGGTGTATATGGGTTTCCGTATGCTTTAGATTATAATTCAACTGATACTACTTCAACTATTAGTACAATAACTGGTCTTACTGCAGGCAGAAGTTTTATGTATGCACAAGAAAATGGAAATGATGCTGATGGTGTAGCTTTAGCTTCACATGTTACATCTGGTGATTTTGTTATTCCTGAAGCTGGTGAAAGACTTATGTCTATAAAAAGATTTATTCCTGATTTTAAAAATCAACAAGGAACTGTTAATGTAGAACTTAATTTTAAATTATATCCAGCAAGCACCGCTACTACTAATGGACCTTATGCAGTTACAACATCAACAAATAAAGTTGATACAAGAGCTCGTGGAAGACAAGCTTCTATAAAAATATCAACATCAGCTATAGATACAGCGTGGCGTTATGGCACATATCGTGCTGATGTGCAACCGGATGGTATGAGATAATGGCACAGATAAATATACCAAGATTACCACAAGCACCTTCTGAGTATAGTGAATCACAAATTAATCAATTAATACAAACACTAGATCAGTTAATACAATTATTAAATAGTTCTTACACACCAGAAACACTTCGTAATGATGATGAAGCTTTTAACTGGTTTATATCATAATGGCTAACGCATATAAAAAAGTAATGGAAACTAAATCATCTACGGGTGATCATAGTATATATACATGTCCTACAGCTACCACAGCTATCATTAAAACAGCGTGGGTTTATAATGGATCTGGCGGATCAGCACAATTAACACTAAAAATCAACAGTACAACAATTGCTTATGATGGCGCTGTAGCAGATAAATATACAAAATCGTGGTTTTATCTTGCTTCTGGTGATATAGGTATATTAGAAGCCGGAGATATATTAAAGATCAATACAAATGCACAACCAATTACGGTTTATTTAAGTTTATTAGAGATATCATAATGATTGAAAACATACAAAATACTTGCTATAAGGAGAGATTATGCCTATAAAAGATGACGGAGTAGTAGAGTACGTTGAGATAGATGGCGAACAGGTACCAAAGATCGTTGTCCCAGCAGAAATAACTATTACCAATACGGAAACAGGACAGGAATATGGTTCAGCTAAAGAAGCTGATGACGATGTTGCAAATCCTGCAACTGCTACAAAAGCGGAACACATTAGACAAGATGTAGTGATCCAAGCAGCAATTCACAAAATATTAGAAGGTAAAGCAGGAGAGGTATAGTGTTTAGTTTAGGCGCAATGGGAATAGGAGCACTAATAGGTGCTTTAGGTTCAAAACAAAGAGGTGGAAATCTTGTTAAAGGCGCGCTTACTGGTGCAGCTCTTGGTGGCATTGGTGGAATGCTTGGTAATAAATTTGGAGTAGGCGGAGCTGGCACTAAAGCTGGTGGTTTATTTGGATTTGGACGAAAAATGATGCCTAATGCGTTGGCTTTAGCTGGTATTGGTATGGGAACCGAAATGCTTGGTCAACAAGAAGCAAACGCGGCAGCGTTAGCTGGTAGAAGAAGATGGTTAGATGAAGAAGAAGAGAGAAGAATTGCAAGATTAAATAAAATAGCTGGCTACGATGTAGCTGATTCTAAAAACTTTTTAACACCTACTAAATTTTTTGGTTTAGCAAGAGGTGGAATAGCTCAACTTCCAGGATATGAAATGGGAGGAGAAGTTATAGAAGAAATGAGTG